TCTTCATCTATACCAGTATAGGTCATCGGGGAGCTCAAATAGTCTTTTGCGATAACGCGCGTGTTCTTGGAGTCGTAGCCTGAATGCTCACCCTTTTCCCACGCTTCATCCGGGTGGATCCATCCAACGTTCTCCACGGCACGAAACTCTGGCACAACAGGTCTGACCACGAATAGGATCAGGCCCTTTTCTAGTTGCTTGCGACGCACCGCAGCACTACTGCTAGTTCGTACGCGTCTAACTTCTATGTTGTGCCCAACGTCTGCCATGCCTTTGAACTCTTCGTGACGATTGCCGGGCCATACGTGTCCACCCCAATACTGGTTGACAAGTTTGGCAACAGCCAACTCGCCCACGCAAGCAGCGGCTTGCGCTGTGCGGTCGTCTTCCATGCGTTTCTTGTCGTAATGGGCAGCGTCGGCCTTACCCCAGTTCTCAATGTAACGACGGGCGCCTACATGCAAGGCCCATTCGTACTCCCACGGATGCAGTTCGACAAGAATCATTCTTTGACTGCTTTCAGTTGGACCACAAGCCGGTCGTTCGGGATGATACCCGCACGTTGGCACCCATCCAGACAAAGTTTGATGTAGTTGTCCAGATCGCCACGCAAGGGGGTCTGCCATTCTTTCAAGGAGCGGACAGTGATGTACGTTGCTTCTTCGCAAAACGTCATCTCCACCGCCACCGGTCCCTCAAAGACCGGTGGGTTATCATCAACCGCTTGAGCGTATGCTTTCTCTGCTTCAACGGTTTCCTTCGGAGTGTAAACGCGACCCTTGCGCGACATTCGGGGACGACCCTTGGGCCGCGGTCTACCCGGAACCACGAACGAGAACTCATCGGGTGGCTTTGCGTTCTGCATCTCCGACGAGTCGTTCAATTTGGCGCTCGCAATCTTGTCTGCCTGTGAACTTCGGGCCATCGTCGTACCATGCTCCTAGTCGTGAATCTAGGTCTTTAGTCCACGATACAACATCGGGACGAGTGTAGCCGGTTTCAAACATTGCGCGGGCGAATCGGTTCAGGAAACCGTGTCGCCCCTTGCCTGCACCGTGACTACCCTTGTAATACGGGACAGGACCGTTCTTGAACATTTCCGATGGTAGCCCACGCAAGCGTGAGCCATCTACGGTCATCAACGGTTCGTTATTGTAGTCTCGCTTCGGGGGAAGATCCACCACCACGGGTGTTGGATCCTTGTACAAGGCGGCGGCACGTTCCAACGCTGCCACCTGTACTTTGCTTTCTTCCGCCCTTTGAAGAAACTCATCGACGGATGGGATCGCCCCATTCTCGTCAAGCATCTCCTGCTTGCCTACAATCCGATTCCCACCATACGGTAAACGCATGTAGTTGCCGGGTGGGCCAGCCAAAGAATCCTGCTTCGGATACACGGCATCGTACGGCACTTCAGCCAGTTGCAACGCTGCCTGCATCGCTCTCCGCATCACGGAAGAACGCACCCATTCCGCAGCGAACAGCCACAAGTGGCAGCCCTTGCTGCGGGATAGTTCTACCCATGAAACGATATCCAACGCTGACAGGATTGTCTGTGTATTGCGAGCAAGTACGTGAGAACCTTCGCCTTCATCTATGTCGATGGACCCCCACTTGCACATCCACAAGTTGGGGTCCATCTCCACGTAATAGCGATTATTCTCAGAGGATTCCGTCCACGAATCAGGACCACCTCGCGTGAATAGTGGATCGTAGACCATTGGATAAATCCCAATCATCTCTTCACCTAGCAGGTGCTCATGCCACATCGTGTCAACGTCTGCCCATCGGCAGCCGCCTTCATCCGTGCCATAGGCAAGTGGAAAACCAAGGAACAGGTTGCGAAACGAGATGATCGTATCTTCATTCATCATCTATCTGCATCTGTTCCCAAACGATGCCGGGTTCCAGCAAACGTCCGCTCTTGTCGATGGTTAGATTTACCTCCGCTTTCTCACCATCACCTGATTTGTTCTTCCACAGGCCCGCACTTATTTCGTCTTCATAGTGCTTGCGCTCTGCTTCATCCATGTTGGTGTCATCCCACCTGCGCCACGTTTCGATCAGGAAGTGGCTTTCACTGGTGGATGCGTATCGCCCTGCCTCAATCCCACCGGCACGGCCACGGTTCCCTGAACCCCGGCCAGACTGATGCAAGATGACGCCTATGACACGCCAGTCCGATACCAACTGCTTGAACGATTCGATCTTCGCTTGAACGCTGGCTGCATCGCCAGCGCCTCCGCCTCGGATCAACTCCAAGTAGTCGTACACCAGTACTTCGGGTCGCTGCCCGTCCCATAGTTCCACCGAAGCAATGCGCATGGCCTTGTCGATGTCATCTACGGACATGCCTGTGGACTCAAAGTGCAGGTTGGTTTCATCACGCATGAGTTGTTCAACACGTTCCCATGCCCGTGGGTCTTCACGGATGAGTCGTCCGATCCAATCCTTCTGGTCAATCTCCATGCGTATGGCTGCGTACCGACCCCAGAACATGGTTTCGGTTTCATCCGGGCTAACCCACAGAGTGCGATGCTTGCGGTTCCGGGCAACCATGTTCAACGCCAGCAAGGTCTTGCCTGTATGCGACCTACCGATGATGGTTACTAACTGCCCGGCACGAGCACCGCCCAATGTGGCTTCGTCAAAGACCCGCACACCAAATGACCATTCACTACCTGAGCGCAGATCGTGGCGCATACGCCTGACCTGTTCCTTCTTCGGTGTGAATAGTCTTTGCAGGTCTGCTGGTGAGATTCCCTCTATTTGTGCTGGAGGCTCCGAGGGGGGAGGGGCCGGAGCAGAGATGGACTCTGCTCCGGCCACGCGCCTTAGTGCTTCCTCCAGACTGAGTTCCTCAGGCACTTACCTGACTCAGCCAGTTGTGAGGGTCAATCGGATCCGGGCGGTCATTCCACCCGAAGCCCGCCTTGAGTTTCACCAATGCAGCGAAGTACCCGCTCTTGTTGGCAAGAGGATGGTTTCCATCTCCTGCCCCCAAGAAGGGGATTCCATCGTTACCCATAGATGTGGCCTTCTTGACTTTGAAGTCTCCCAGCCCGCACTTGCCATTCTTTGTAACCGGGATTGCCTGTCCCTGTAGGGCCTCAGCCCAGTAGTTGTCTGGGAAGTTTCGCTTACCGTCAGCAAACAACTTGCGGATGGCCTGATTACACAGGAACATCGACTGCTGACTAGCAAACTGCACTCCAGCAACACGTTCGGCATTCCAGATAGCCAATATCTGTACGTATTCTTCATCGTCTACGTACTTGGATGTCATGCCGTCTGTACGACCAGCGAAGCCACCCGGCGTTGTTGCTGCCGTTGTCGCTCCGGGGAACGCATTCTGCACACTGGCAACCGCAGCGGTCAGTTCTGGAACCGCACTAGCGGTCACATCCTGACCGGGTGCTACCACTATCGGAGCGCCTTGACCCTCTGCGGGATTCAAGATGCTAACGCCTACAAGGCTGTCCTTCAGGTGGGGTAGTTCCTTGGCGAGAGCGCGTGCGTTCTCTATTGCCATCGTGACTGCCACACCGTCAGGTTCGTTGCCAATCTCTGCGACAGCGAGTTCAACCGCCGCCTTGAGAATGACCTGTGCTTCTATACTTGCCCGCTCATGCGGACTCATTGGCGTCCAAGCCATACTAAGTGCCTCCTATTGTTGCACCTTTACACCGTGCGAAGTTTTCGCACCATTTTGCGGAACACCACCAACCGTTGTCACCCAACGGGTATGGACCCGTTTGAGTTTCAAGCAGTTTGCAGAGTGCCAACACCTTCTGACGTAGCCAGTCGTAATGCTCCTGTCCACGCTCCAAGTCCATACGGCCCACACCTTTGGGATGCATCACCGCGTATGAGAAGTTGGGGATACCCAATGCGTAGCAGTAAGCGATAGATTGAACATCCCATCGCTCAAACTGCCATTTATCACGGGTGTAATCCCTACCGGGGAACTTCCAATCCCATAACCGGTCTTCTTCAACTAGGTCAATCGTGCCTGTCAACCGAACTATTCGTTGATCGTCTTCAACAAGTGGAACGTCAAATGTGTGTTCGGTCTGTAACGGCTTGAGCAGGGGAAACACTTCGTTGTACCAGTTCGTGACTTTGCTTACGCCAGCCACTCGTGCACTTTCAGGGTTGTACGAGTTCCACACTTCAATGCTGTCAACGGTTTGTTCCCACTCGTAATCAAACGCATCCAAGGCTGCTTGCAGATCCATAGGTGCTACAGCATTGCCTTCGTTTACGTCTATAAGCGAGTTGCAAACGTCTTCCGCAATCGTGTGACATACCGTGCCTAGTGACGAAGCATCTTTCATTGGTTCGCTTACAAGGCCGAATACGTCGGTTCGCCAACGCTCCAGACACATGTCTGAAGTCTTGACAGACGATTGACGAACCCATGTGTGGACCCACCTACCGTCTTCTGCTTTGTGCAACGGGTACTTCTGTTTCATGGTTCTCCCTTCCTGTACTTAGTATCGCCCCTCCCCCTTTAGGGGGGAGGGGCGTGTACTGAGTACCCTGAGCCTAGTCGTCGCTCTCGTCGGATTCCGACACCTGCTCGTTACAGTCGGGTGTTTCTTGTGACGGATCCGTGTCTTTTGTTACGGTCAGGTTACGGATGCGTAACAGTTCTTCACGAGTGAACGTGTGGTCATACCCCTGCGGCGTCAGAGCCATTGTCCCCACCCCCCTGCAACATCTGCAACACGGGACGTTTCTGCTTGAGGGACGGATGCTGGGATGGTGTTCTAGGCCAGAGCCTGTCCATCACATACCAAACCTCAGTCAACGCATTCATTCTCTTATGTGTCACACTCGGGTCACATCTTTCCGACCAGTC